TTGTTGGAGCCCGACTCCATGCGCTCCTTGCCTTGGCCTTCTGTCAGGTCGAAGATGAAGGTGGGGGCCCACTCCAAGTCGCCGCGCTGCTTGCTTGTGATCTCGTCGATCAGCAGGGGCATGCTGTTGAGCAGGCCAGCGCGTTGTTGCATGGCCACGGGGGATGTGCCCTTGCCTGTCCGGTAGTGGATCGGGTGACCCCAGACGCCTGCCTTGGCGCTCAGCGTGAGTGACTTACCCGTGCCTGACTCGGTTGAGCCGATGTGCCACACGAAGCCTTCGTACTCCGAGAACTTCAGCAGTGAGCAGCCGAAGCTGTCCAGACACATCGCCAGCATGGTGTACATCTTGCGCTTGGCCATGAGGTCCCAGAACTGCCGCCACTCATCCAGCGTGCCGTGCTGGCTTGTGTTCTTGTTGATGTTCTCCAGCCCCGGCATGGGGACTGTGATCTCGCGCCCGTCAGGCGTGAACACGCGGTAGTTGTAAACGAACGAGCCATCTTTTTGCCAGCCACACTGCAGCGGAATGTCCACGGCTTTCTTGGCCAGTGACGCTTCCTCCACACAGGCGCGGACGTAGTTGAACAGGTTCTCGTCGTTGCCCTTGCCGTAGCTGGCAATGATGTTCTGGCCCGCCAGAAACTTCACAGTCTCATCCTTGGACACCACGTGCTTGCTGGGCATCGTCACGTTCTTCGCACCCATGGGGTGCAGCGCCACAAGGTGCACAACGAAGTCGGTCTCCTGCTTGAGGATGTCAACCACAAACATGTCGTACGCAAGGACCTGAACGTGCTTGGTGAACTTCTTGCCTTCGCCGTCTTTGTCTTCGCGCTCGCAGTACACGCCGCCATGCGTGCCGTAGCTGAACCCACGCGGAGCCTTGGGACGCCTGACCTTCTGGTGCGGGGACTCCTCCCCCATGTCGATGTCAGACGCTTCATCGGGCGCATCGAACATCAAGTCAATGTCGTCCGGCGTGCTGGGCGCTTCGTAGTTCACGTCAACATCTTTCTCAGTGTTGTCCGTCTTGATCTCTCGGCCGAGCGCCAGCGGGTTGGTGATCTTGCCGAAGTGTGGGCAGCCTTGGCACAGTCCGGGATTCTCACTGTCCATCTTCACGCAAGCGTACGGGCCTTTGATCTCGGCCAGCTTCTGGCGCATGCGCGTCTCAGGGTAAGGGTGCAGGTCGCTGAGCCACTTGGACCAGTCTTCGCCGTCATCACACACCTTGGTCCATGAAAGCAGACCGCGCCAGATGGGTTCGAGTCCGTCTTCCTTGGGGTTGGCAATGTAGTTGGCAAGCTGTGCACAACCTGTGCCGTTCTCTGTACGAGCGTGGATGTTTTCAAACAGCGTGATGCTGTTCTGCATGAGCTTGACCTGCGTGGCGTTTGGATCGCGCTTGAGCCGTCGACCGGGGATTGCTTCAAACTTTGGCGCTTGCATTTCAGGCGCAAGCAAAGAATTGATGACAGTTCCTATGGCTTCCAGAGAGAACACGTCCCCCGTACCCATCAACTTCACAGGGCGCGGCGTGTCGTACTTCTTCTTGAAGTTGGTCGTGCCCGGTACGCGCAGCACACGGGCTGCGTCAGCAGTCACCGTCATGTCGATGCGCATGTCCTCTTGCTTGCACAGACGCTTGAAGTTCTCTGCAACAGGTTTCCAAGAGGCAATGTCGACCTCTTTATCCAGCGGCCAGTAGCAGTGGATGCCACCGCCCGAACCCACTATCCACGGGGTGCCCAGCGCAGCCAGCCCGGTCTTTTCCAGAAATGCGTTGAGCGCCAGTGCTGCGGCCTTCTTGGACTCGTAGCCATCCATGTCGATGAACAGGGACTTGACGAACTTGGCGTTGTCAGCAAGGCGTGAGCCTGACTTCTCGAACGTGGCCAGCGCGAAATACACATCCTTGTCTGCGCCGTGCCACTTGTTTATGGCGGGGTCAAGCGCCTCGATGTCTTCTGCATACTTGTGCTCCTTCTTTGTTGTGCTCAGTTCTGCCGCGCAATAGAACCCGTGACCCGGGGACGGCAAAACAGCCGCTAAGAACTCCAGCGGTGTCATAAAAATCCTTGGGTTGGGTTACTTGCCGTCGTCCAGCAATGCTGCGAAGCGTGCGATGATTTCTTGAATCCACTCCACTGGGAGTTTGTCGTGACCAATGATGTACGCGTAGCGCAGCAGCTCGTTGTTCGTCAGGTTCTGTGGTCGAATGCCTTGCATGCTTTACTCCATGCCTCCTCGGCCGTGCCGGAAGACTGCAAAATTTTGAGAAGAGACGTTACCGTTGGACGGTACGCCACGAAGACCTCACCGCCTGCGAACCAGTTGTAGATCGTCTGACGGGACACCCCGGTCAGCTCAGAAATCTTGGTCACAGGAAAGTCGAGGTACACGGCCCAGCGCCCGAGCTGGTTGCCCAGCGTCTTGGGAGCAGCATGCACCGTGTCGATGATCTGTTGGGAATATGCCATATCAGTCCGCGACGTGCAGCTCCGCTTTGGCAGTAAGGTATGCAGCGTGCGCTGCTTCCGGCGTATCAAACGCACCCAGAAACATGTGCACGCCGTTGGCCTTTATCTGCGCGTGAAACTTTTTGCCGATGGTAGACACGCCCAAGAGACCCGACTTATTGTTGCGCATAGCGCCTTTGCGGTTCCAGCCATTAACAGCAACAGAAACGTCGCGTAAATTCACGATACGGTTGTCGCTCGGGCAGCCGTTGATGTGGTCGATCTCGGCTTGCGGCCATGTGCCGTACGTCAGCAGCCACGCAAGGCGGTGCGCCTTAAACTCGTAGCCAAGAAGCCGAACACGCACATAGCCCTTGCTGTCCAAGCGCCCGGTCACATCACCAGCCACACGCTTGTGTCCGTCTACGCGGTGCGTAAACAAACCGGTTGTCGGGTCGTAGCAAAGCAGTGCCTGCACTTCCTCGCGGGATACCGCTGTGTTGTATTTTTTCATGGTTTGCTCCTAAAAGCAGGGGCCGAAGCCCCTGCGCAACTCAGCCCTCGTCGTCCCAGTCGTCGACCATGGATGCCAAGTTGTTCTTGGCAGCAGGTACGGCGGTTGGCTTCTTCTCTTCCTTGCGCACGACAGGCTCTTCGGCTTCAGTCTCTTCCGCCACTGGCTCGGGCTTGGCTTTCGCTTTTGCTTTGGCCTTGGGTGGTGGAGGGGGCGCCTCGTCTTCAGTCTCCTCGACAGGCGCTGCTGCGGGCTTGGCCTTGCTTGCTGCTGGGCGCTCGCCGCCGATGGCGGGGTCTGCAGGTTTGGTGACGTTGTCCATCTTGGCCACGCTCATGGTGATCGCTTTGATGGCGTCGTCGGACTGGCCCTTCTCCTTGATGTTCGGGTACTCGTCGTCGGTCAACCAGCGCATGGCTTTGAAGAACAACTTGGGGGACTCGGACGCTGTGTCGAACTTCATGCGCGTCACCACTTCGGACGGATCAATGTTCTGTGCAGCCAAGTAGCGAGCGTACGCTTGCAGTGGGCGGTTGTCACCAGCTTCGCTGCCGAAGATCGAGGTCGCTGGCAGAGCCAATTGCAACACGTCGCCTTCTTGGTCATTGGCCAACACCAGCGCCAGACGCTGTTGGTAGCGGCACGCACGGCTGTTGCCTTGACCGGAGCCTGCAATGTTCTGCACGCAGTCCGCGCAGGTCGAGGCTTGCTTGTTCTCGCTGTCAGGGCTTGGCTTGTCGCCGTCTGCAGACCAGCAATCAGGAGCGGACACCTCATTGGCGTCGTACTTCTTCATGTAGAACACGCGGGACACTTTGGGCGCAGCGTTGACCAGCACCACGTCGAGATAGCGCTCGTCGATGGCTGCAACTTCTTTGCCGTTGTTGACCAGACGGAACACGCCGCCTTTGATGGAGACACGCTTGCCACCACCGCCACCACCCGCAAGGGCTTTGGCCATGGCTGACAACTCGCCACGCGCTTTGGCGAAGGCTGGGGCTTGGGATGGGTTAAAGAGAGCTACATTGCTCATTTGGTTTCTCCTGTTGAAAATTTATTTGGTGGGCTTGCGCACACTGATTGCGTATTCGGTCATCGAGTTGAGACCGGGCGGAACAACACCGGGGTTTTCCTCAAGGAACGTACCCATGTTGGTCTGCGCAATGCGCTTCTCCAGCAAGTCGATGGCGTCGTGTTCCTTGATGAACTCTTTGAACGAGTCCCAGTCTTGTGTGTTGTAGCGTGTCTTGGTGGACAGCACCACTGTACCGTTGTCGGTGCGCACAGAACTGACACCCATGACGAGCATCTGATCCTTGAGCGCCGTCTTCACGGCATCTTGTTGGCGCTTGATTTCTTCAACTGCGGCATCGTACTCCGATGTGAGCTCTTGAATCTTCGCGGCCATCTTGCGGTACACCTTGGCCAGCTTGTCCATGGGGATGGCTGCCATTGCTTCAGCGTCAGCGCGTGCTTGCTCCGCTGCGGTGTTGCTTGTTATCGTGTCTTCGTCGTCTACATCTATCATTTGCTTCTCCTAAAAGCGGTTGTGAAATTGTCTAAGATTTGACATCATACATGGGATTTTTTCTCATGCAACTCCTTTCCTAAGAATTTTTTACTTCGCTGTCGAACAGGCCAACGAGCAACGAGTTGTCAGAAACTTTGGTGTTCATGGCCTTGAACAGCTTCTTCTCAATCGGGCTCGACTCGATGTGTACCACAGTAACTTTGTCGGAATCTTGACCTTTACGGTCGGCTCGTGCTATGCACTGGATGTACTGCTCGACGCTCATGAGCGGACCGAAGAACACAACCGTGTCAGCTGCCGTTAAGGTGATGCCGTGCGCAGTGGCCGCAGGCTGCATGACGAGCACCCGGATGGTGTCGGTTGTCTGGAAGTCGTTGATGATGCGCCCCCGCTTGGTCGCGTTCACGTCGCCGTGAATTTGTTCAACGCCGTACCCCTTCTTGGTCAGGTGGTTCACGATGGTGTCGATGCTGGAGCGGAACAGCGCGAAGATGATGACCTTGCGTGACGTCTCTTCGAGCACTTCCTCCAACACGTTCAGGCGTGGTGCAGCGTCGAACTCCACAACTTCCTTGTCGTCAGTGTACGCAGCGCCGCAAGAAATCTGCAGCAACTTGTTGACGGCAACGCCAGCGTTGACCGCGCTGATCGTCTCACCCGCCGCACGCACCATGAGCTGCTCCTTGAGCATGCGGTAGTACTTGTTCTGTTGGGGTGTCATGGGCACCTCACGCGTCACTGTGATGACTGGCGGCAAGTCGAGGCACTGCGCTTTTGTGAAACGTATTGCTGGCTGCAGCGCGGCATACACCGTGGTCGTGGCGTCCGGCTTTGCTGCCCACTTGAACATGGTCAGCTTGTTCATCACCTTGTCGCGCCACGCTGTGAAGAACTTGGGCACGCCGCCGGGGTTCACCAACTTGGCCAAGCCGTACGCGTCCACAGGAGACTGCGAAGCGGGCGTGCCCGTCATCATCCACAGGTATGTCTCGGGCTTGATGATTGAGGCCAGCGCTTTCCAGCGTCGTGTGCTGGGGTTCTTGTATGCGTTGGCTTCGTCCACAATGACCAAGTCGAATCGGCCGTCTGCATTGATCTCGTTGGCGATCAGGTTCAGGCCGTCGTAGTTGGCAATGACGATCTCATAGTTCTGCTGGATCATCTCGATGCGGCGCGATGCCTGCGCATGGTGGGCCACCACAGCGGAGCGGTGGATGACGCTGGAGTTGATGTCGCCCATCCACGCGCTGTGCATGATCGACAAGGGGCACAGGATCAACACACGCCGCACGTCACCGCGCTTCATGAGGTAGTCTGCAGCCCACAGTGCGCTCAGCGTCTTGCCTGTGCCGGGGTCGTTGAAACAGAATGCGCGGCGGTACAGCGTGAGGAAGCTGGCCGTCTCGATCTGGTGGGCCATGGGTGTGTAACGTCCGGGCCAGCTGTACTTGCGAGTGATGGGTGATGGTGCGTTCTTCACGCCGAGATTGCGCAGTACGCGCATCTCATCCAGCCCCCAGTACACCGCTACTTCATACGTGCCGTCGTGCTCAGAGAGCACCTTGTGTTTTGGAATGACGCTGTACTTGTGTGGGTTGCGTGTGCGCACCACCAGCGCTTTGTTGTCAATGATTTGCACGAATGGCCTCCATGTATGCGACAAGCGTTTTCAGGTCTTCAAGCCGGAAGTCCCCGTCCAGACAAACTTGCAAGCTGTCTTTACCGTACTGTGGGTAGTCTCCGAGCGCACAGTACCCCGGAATCCCAAGGTGTTTTGTTTCAAAAAACGACACGCCGTGTTCATTGGTTCTTTTAATTATTTGCAAGGAGGTTCTCCACGTTTTCTTTCAAGCGATACCAGCCGTCTATGCTTTCAAAGAGCCCGGCTTGTTTGATGCGGTCGAACACATCGGTGTAGAAGTCGTCGCCTGCTGGCGGTCTTGCGTGATGTGCGTCATACCACTTGTCGCCGTGCTTCACTTGCCACATCGTGACCGCTTGCGACAGCGGTATCTGAAACGCTTCGCTCTTGTTGGGGTCGAAACGAGGAATAGCTTTTGGGGGTTGTTGTGCACCCATTCCGAGCGCCATGTTGTACTGCGCCTGCTGCTGTGCCGCAGTTATGCGCCGCTGTTCTACCTCCATGTAATGCTGCGCTTTGAGGTTTTCCAAGTGCTCCCGGTACTCATTAGCAGTTTGCCTGTTGTTCTTAAACACGTCATCAAATAAACCCATGTTGCTCTCCTAAGTTGGTTTCCTACACACGAACCGCGAACGGTCGGTGAGGTAGTGTGTTTCGAGTTGGCCCAAAGACTTGAGCCGCTTGTATGCTGCGCCGAAGAATGAATCTTCCAAGAGCTTGTCTACGTCCACCCATTCTTCTCCATAGCGTGTCACCCAGAGATCGACCAGCGTTTCAATAGGCGTGTTGAACGCCACGCTATCGAGGTCCGCCATCGTTACGCTGTCCACATCCGTGATGACACCGCCCGGTGCCGTGACGGTGGCGTTGAATGAGGCAGCACCGTTGCTGTTGATGGTCAAGCCGCTTTGTGGGGACGCGGTGCCAACACCCAGATTGCCCGAGCTGTTAATGCGGAACACTTCTCTGCCTGTAGGTGCGGTGTATATGCTGGGCATCACTTGATCGAGTGGTCGCTCTTGCGAGCGTACGACCTGTTGGCGCTGGCGGGTTTTACCGTGAGGTTCTTGCGCGTCGTGGTGCCACCTTTGGACAGCGGCTTCTTATGGTCCACGTCTTTGCCGTCGCCTTTGCTCACGACGCCTTCGGCCTCCAGCATGCGCCGCGCTTTGTTGCGCTGGGCACGGGCCTTCTTGGTTGCAGGTTTGCTGTCGTACGCTGGGTACGAGGCGCGGTCTTCGGGGTTCTTGTAGGGCATTTCAGGCTCCTTAATGCTTGGGGTTGAACTCACAGCCAGTGACTTGGCACCAGCCGCAGAGCGGGGTTTGGTTGGGGTTCCACACGTTGTTGGCAAAGCTGGCTTCGAGCCGCGCTGTGCGCTCACGGTAGCGCCACCATGCAGCGTCCTTCTGGTCACGCGTCATCTGCATCTTGACCATACTGTTTTTCACGATGAAGAGCAAGGCCGAGTTGACTTTGCGGATGTGGGGGAAGTGCTCGAACACCATGCAGGACATGAGCACGAGTTGGTCGCGGTCCGGGTACTTGTTGTTGCCCGTCTTGTAGTCGCCCACCCACGCCGTCATGTTCTCGTCGTCAACGATCAGGATGTCGGCAATGCCGCGCACCCACACGTCAGAGGCTTTCCATTCGGTTGGCTTCAGGTCAACGGTCAGCGCCATCTCGAACTCAGCGAGCTTGCGCCCGGGTTTCTTGATGAGCGAGTCCGCCACGTCTTTGAACTGAGCGTGCTCAGGTGGGATCGGTTTGCCGTCACGAACGTACAGTTCGAGCGACTCGTGCACTTGGTTGCCGTAGCGCGTGGCCTCAGTCTCTTGGAAGGGGTACTTCTTCAAGACCTTGACCTCGTGATAGCGCCGAGCGCAGCCCTCAAAATCTTTGAGGGAGGAGTGGGACCATGCGGGTTTTTTCATAGGGTTAGTGACCTGACTCGGTTGTACATGAGCATGTATTCAAGGGCGTCGTTGAGCGTCATGAACGTCGCGTAGCCCATGTAGTTTTCGTTGGGTGGCTTGATGTGCCACTCTCGGTCCAGTTCTTCCCACTGGCATTCCCAGCCTGCGTAGTGGAACAACATCTTGATGGCTTCGTCATCGAGCGCTATCTCAGAACTTTGCGGATCGGATGGCATCGTTGAGCCGCTGAGAGAACGCTGTAACAAACTGCTCGTTGGCTTCGAGCTTGTGGCCCATGTCGTGCAGGATGGCGTGGGTCACTTCGTGCCAGAACGTCTCACTGCGCTGGCGCTCAGAGCGGTGCTTGGTGCGGTTGTTCTCGACCCAGCTATACGCTACCTTGATGTGCTTCCCACACACAACGTGTCCGAAGTGGTCAGGGGGCGTCATCATCTCCGGCTGCAGCACAGGGTACTTTGTCTTTCCGATCTTGATGGTCATTGGGATCATCATGGTTGCTCTCCTTGGTCAGTTTTTAGCCAACCCGTATCGACGGTGTGCGCCACCGTCAGCGGCCAGAGGAATCCCCGGCAAATACTTCGGCTCCATAGTCATTTGCGCCAAGACCCAAGTCTTAGCGAATTCAACTTCTTTGTCCGGCACCACGGCGATCAGTTCGTCATGGACCGTGCCCTTCACAGGGTACTTCTTGTCGACGCGCAGCATGCCGTCGGTCATCACAATGCGGGCTACGCCCTGCACGATGTTGTTCGTGATCTTACCAGCATACAGCTTCGTTGCGTCGTCGCCGTACACCCATTGCAAGCCGCCTTCTTTCTCGACGCCGTCCTCGTCCTTGGTCTTCTCGCGCTCTTGGCGCAGATTCGGGTACAGCAAGCTCATGCCGTTGGGCAGCACGATCTCTTCTTTGCGGAAGGTCACGCACTTGTATGTGAACTCGTTGCCACCAAACAGCGCACGCTCGATCATCGAGCCGCACATGTCCCAGAAGGCCACAACAGGCCACGCCGTAGCGCGGTACTTGTCGATAATCATCTTGGCTGCAACACAGTGTACCAACAGCTCTTCGTCGGTGCAAGTGTGCGGAATCTCGTTCAGCTTCTTGACGTTGTCATCCCACTCAAGGAACTTCTGGATGTACGTTGCAGTGACGCCCAGTTTCTTCGCGAAGCTCTTATCGTAACGCTGAGGCGGCGCACCGAGGAAACCAACCAAAAGCTGGGCTGCAAACGAGGCCCACCCAAGTCCGTAACCGCAGCCAAGCAACGCGCTCTTCGCAGATTGCCGTAGGTCGGGATGGCTTTCTTTAGTAAGTCCGGGAATGTTGAACATCTGAGCGCCGAACGCAGCGTAAGGGTCACCGCCCTGCCGGAAGATGAGGAGCATGTCTTCGTAGTCCGCCAGCCACGCGAGTACTCGCGGCTCAATCTGGGAGAGGTCGCCAACGACAAGCTGGTGGTTCTCGGGAGCCATAATTGCTTTACGCAAGAAGGACCCACGCTTGAGGTTCTGCATGTTGATGGCGCTGCCTTTGGCTGCCGTCCAGCGCCCAGACTTTGCGCCGTAGTATGAGAGCGGTACAGGTAGTCGGCCACGCTTGGAGATGTCCAGAAACCGCTGCGCCCGCGTACGCTCCGTGGTGGACTTGACTTTAAGACGAGCCTCACAGAGAGCGGCAACATCCTCGTTGTCCCCGTTGAGCATCGCCTGAAAAAGTGCGTCATTCTTCGCAAGAGCAAGCGTCTGTTTGCCAGTGGTTTTGCTTTTCTTGTAAGGCGGCGGCATCCCGAGCGAACGCAGAACCTCGGCAAACTGTTTGTTGGATGCGAGCGACGCTTCATCAACGCCGATCTTTTGGAGGAGGGCTTCACGTTTTTCCTTTTCATCGTATAGCGCGTCAGTGAGCATGCTCTGATCGAGCTCCAGCACCGGACGTGTGTACATCTTGAGGGTCATGTCGATCAGGCGCAGCTCTTTGGTGGGGTACTTGCCGCCGCAGTTGCCTGTCACCGGATCGAGCTGCACCATCAGCTTGCTGAAAATCTGCTCACACAAAAACACATCGTGCGCACAGTACTCGGCAAGCTCGCGCTCAGTCTTCGGGTCCAGCTCCGTCATGCCGTTGGTGTTGTGCACCGCTTGGCCTTTGTCCGGCAAGCCGAAGTCCTTGGCCAGCTTCATCAACGAGTTGCCGACTTCAACTCCGCGCAGTGCCCGAGCCATAGAGAGGCTGTCAAAGATAAAACACGGGTGCGCACCGTACACCCACTCCATGATGGAGACGTCGAACTGCGCGTTGTGGGCGAGCACGGCTGTGCGGCTCCAGTCAACGCTGTCGAAGTACTCTTGCAGGTCGTCGCCCCTGATCCATGGCGCTTTGCCTGTTGTGCCGAATTCGTGCACGCATGCGCCGAATGCTTTGAATCGTTTATCACGTATGTATTCCTCTGTTGTTAGTTTTGATAGTGTGTACTCCGTGCTGTCCCAGCGTGTCTCCATGTCAATGGTTATGATCCTGTCGTACGGTTTAGGCATACGTCACTCCTCTAAGAATTAACGAAACGCAGGTCTGCGAGACTTGTAGTAGGCGGGCGATAGCCTCTTGTGAAACACCGTGCGCGTACATGTCTTTGACTAGCTCAACGCTTTCAGGCGTGTGTTTAGCGTTGGTGTGTGCGCTGCCTTTTTTGGCCACACGCCGTTTTCTTCCGTACGCTTCGAGCTGGTTCTCTGCGTATGTGCCCACACGCATGTGTTTTGGGTTGCAGCACAGTCGGTTGTCGCACTGGTGCAAAATAAAACCCGCACTTTTTCGGTCTATCGGCGCGGCGATGTCGTCGATCAATCCGGTCAAGTATGCTGCAACGCGGTGTGCCGTGGCCGCACGGCCTTGATATGTCAGCGCACCGTACCCGGTGCCGTTGGTGGCACCAGTCCAGTTCCAACAGCCGTTACGTTCCGACCGGTTGCCTGTAACGCGAGCCCAAAAATCTTCGGGGGTGCTTTTTCTGCTCATGTAGACTCCAGTATGTTTTGAGTCAATTGTAGCATCAGTTGTACAACCCGCTCTCGGGTGCCTCCGCTTTGATGTCTGCGTTCAGGATGACGTACGCTTCACCAACGAGCCCCGCCATTTCGTACTGGTTGGAGTTGATGCCGACCGAGATGAATTTCTCACCGTCGGACAGGAGCAGGGTGCCGCGCCACTTAGCGTCTTTGCCGTAGCACTGCGACAAGATTGTCAGCATGCTGGCGAAGTGGTCCTTCTGTTGTTCGTCCAAACCGCTGGCCATCTTCTCGATGGCAGCAACCGCTTTCTGTGCGATGTCTTTGTTCATATCTCTCCTTGCATGAAACGCACCGACTGCAGCAGTGCGCGGAGGGTGTCGATGTTCTGTTCGTTGATGATGAGCGCCGTGCCTTTTGCCTTCCCGATGCGCTCGATGTTGGCGTCTTGCAGGGCGGTGGTCCTGCCCTTGCCTGCCTTGGCCTCGATGGCTACAAACTTCCCAGCAACACAGCATAGAAAGTCAGGCACGCCCGAGTTGCCATAGCCGGTGCCCATGGGCATAGCGTAGTAGACGCCTTCGGCTTCAAGAATTTTTCTGATCTGCTTCTTGACAGCAGCTTCTGGAGTCATGGCCATTTTGTGGGGTCCTGTGCTTCGTCGAAAAACATGTGCGTGGCGTTGCTGCCGTAGATCAGCGCCTGCGCTACCGCCTTTTTGGTTTGCTGCATAGAGTTTGCAAGCGCTTGCGCATAGATGCTGCCAAGCATTCCGGGCTGCGGTGTGTCCTCAAAGAATTTGTCCATGTCATCGTCCTTGAGGTGTTTGAACTCGCCGTCGTACTCCAGCACCACGCCCTGCGCTTTGAGCCATTTGTATCGCACGACGGCGCTTTCGTACTGTTGCATTCTTTTGCGCATGTGGTCCTGCGCCATGCTGAGCGCTTGGATTCTGGCCGCAGTCACTTTGGCTTTCTGCTCAAGGTCCCAGATGTTGTGCTTGAGTGTCTTGATGTGCTGCTCTTCTGTGCGTTGGCCGAACGCACGCTGCAGTGGTGGTTCTTTCCATTTTGCTTTTGCCATGGTTGCTTCTCCGGTTGATTGAATAAAAGTTGGGGGATGGGTAGATTCAGCGCCCCCGCCGCTGTGAGGAGTTGATGAGGTGGGTAACGTGAGCTGAGCGCCCCCTCATCCGACAAAACGTGTTCGCATCTACCGGGCTTGCACGCGTTGCGCAACCATGAACTCAGCTCTCGTGTTTGGTTTGCATCTCGGCCAGCTTTTTCTTGTAGTGCTGCGCCTTGCCTGCGTCGTCGGAATCTTTCTTGCCCTGACGCATGGCGTACTTGATGATGTTCCCCTTGAGGAACCCTCGGAATTCTTCGGGCGTGAGTACAGCTTCCATGACATGCCACGGCTGCATGCCCATGTCTTTGTAGTGTTGTCCGCCTACTTGCAGTTCGTCTGCTTTTGCTTCACTCATGTTGCTTCTCCTTGGTTAAAACGGCGCTTCTGGCGCATCAATCATTGTCTTCTTGCGATCGACGGTAGACAGGTGCATCATCTTCAACACCCTTGGGTCTGCTCTGTCGAACGGCCACCATGCGTTTGTTGTTAGGGCGTGGCATTGATCCCGCATGGCCTTCGAGCGTAGCGAAGGTGTGGAGGTTGCCGCACTCTTTTCTGCGCCAGATTTGGTTGTTGTGCTCATCGGTTCGTGTCTCCAGTGTACGCGTCCATGCGCCGCATTGTGGGCATTTCATGACTCGTGCTTGTTGGGGTTACGGACCGATGGCTTGGCTTTTGAGTATATGCCAAACTGCTTGTATGCGAGCAAGTGAACTTCCTTTTTCAGCGTGTGTTCACCGATGCCGTGCATGTACCCGACCATCTCCCCCTTGGCCCGACGCGCATCCAAGTTGTCCGTAACAACTTGTCCAATACTTTTGTCGGATGCCCCCTTGGCGCGGAAGGTCACGTCTTGTGCAAACACACTAGGGCGAGGGTTGTGTGCCCAGTGGAAGGGCGAGTTCGGGTGGCAGTTGCAGGTTTGTTTGGGCACAGGGTTTCCTTTCAGGACAAAACAATTTTTGGTGGTGTCGTATCTTACGAGGTCAAGAACTTTCATTTTTACCTCTCTTCGCAAGAGCGTGCAGTTTTTCTTCAAGCGGTGCGTCAAGACCGCCACCTGTCCACGAGTCCCACATGGCAAACCTTTTTTGGTTGATGGTCAGGTCTCCGTCCGGACTGTCCTTCAGCAAACGCCCCATCTGGGCGCAGCTCGCCGTGAAGTTTTTTGGGGCCTCTTGGTCAGGGCAAATTGTGAATGTGTACGGCAGCTTGGCCATGTTTTCTCCTCAGTTCTCTGATCTTGTCGCGTGTCAGCGCCATGTTGAACACGCTGTTCATGCGCAGGGTTTTGTTGCGGTGGGCCTCACTGCGTCTGCGGTTCTCTTTGATGTTGGGCTTGGGCTTGGGCTTGTCAGGCTTGTCACCCAGCTTGAACACAGCGCGTGGGTAGCGCCGTGCGTCGTCGTGCTCGTGGGTCCAGTCAGCAACGTAGATGCGCTTGACCCCGGCCTTGGTGCGCTTGGCCATGCGGTTGAGCACAGCGTGCGCGTCATACCTGCCGATGTCTGCATAGTCTGCAAACTCCTGCGCGGTAATCTGGCCAAAGGTCTCAAGCGCTTCCAACACCTTGATGACGTGCGAGCCTGTGTTGGTTGAACTCACTCAGGTGTCCTCTTTATTTTTTCACTTAACGTGTGAATGTACTCACGCGCTTGCTCAACAGGAACCTCTGCGTGGTAAAAGATTAACGCAGCTTCAACCAGTTTCGGGCTTTGTGGGGTCTTATCGAAGACAGCCCACAAGTACTCTCGTTTTGCACTCATATGTTTTTCTCCAGTGCGCGTTGCCTGCTGTTAGTCATCGTCGTCCTCCATGTGGTCTTGAATCAGTTGCGTTTTCACGATGTCCAAACAACCCAGCGCGGTGGCAAGGATCATCGACTCATCGTATTTGTGGATCACTTCTAGCAGTTCCTCCACCAGCCCTTCGGCAAGGTCTCCGGCGTATCTCATGACGTCAGCTCCTCGTAACCCCACTGCTTGCCGCATCCGGGGCAGTGCACACGGTCCTGCATTAAGCTGAACAGTTGGTTGTCGCACGCTATGCAGCTCCAGACATGCGACCCGGGAGAAGGCGATACGTTGTACTTGTTGCGCCCGCGCATGCTTTTGCACTCGGGGCATTCAAACTCTGTGGTGCCGGGCTTCCACACCGCCGTCCACTCGTGGTTGCAACCCATACAAAACAAGTAACCACTGATGTGCGGCTCGCGTTCTTCTCGGGCTTTTTGTAAGTCAATCACGTCGCTCATAAACAGCTCCTTAGTGTCAACAGCGCCAACATGACGCCAATAAAAGTCCATGCGATTTTCATAAAAACCACTCCTTGATGTGATGCCACGCGATGCACGCAATGGTGAACCAAACACCGAACAGCGCGATGTACAGATACACCATAGCCCAGCACCCAGCCTTTTCTCCTTCATTCATTGTTGACACTCCAGTAGTGCAGCTTGGTCATTTCCAAAACGCCAATCAGTGTGGCCACGGTCATGTGGTCGTACTTCGGTGAGTTGATAATGTCCCGCAAATCGTTCATAAGCTCAGCACCCGTCGCCCTCTGATCGGATGACGGAATTATTGCGAGTTTTGGTTGAGTGCTTTCAGTCATTCATCCTCCAGTTTTGAGCGTTTGTCCTGTCGCCATATGGCGTAGCCACACAGCAGCCCGTGAACCCATGTGATGCCCAGCATCAACCATGTGTCTGCATCAAGCTCGCGCATATCAACCCCCGAAGATTTTGCGCAGCTCATCGTACAGGGCACGCGCTTGCTTGATACTCAGGTTGTTGAGCAGCGTCTCGGCATCCCACGCAGCGTTGATCTGCACAGGTGCTTCTGTAGGTGGTATGAACGTGGGCCTCGGCTTTGCTTGCGCCTTCTCTTTTACCGCCTTTGCAGGCTTCACCTGATCCTTGTTGCGTGATGTCTTGAGCGGTATGTACTCGTCCTTCGCTGCAAACATTGTGCCGTTGGCCTCACGCAGGAGACCTTGCTTGGACATCTGGCCGAGCAGTGAGCCCGTAGAGCCCTTCTTGAACCCTTGCGCTGCCAGTGCCGCAACGATCTGCGTGCGTGTGTTGCCGGGGTTGTTCTTCACGTAATCGAACGTGGCGCGTGTGACGTTGTTGGTGGTCTGGAAGTATTGCTTGGGCATGGTTGCCTCCTTGGCTTTGGTTGTGATGGTCTCGATGGCTGCGTCTGCGCCCTCGTCGTCCCACGCAGTGGGGATTTGGGGAGTGGGTGCAGATGCGGCTTTGCTCAATGCGTTTTGAAGTGCGGTCTTGATGTCAGGCATGATGACAGTTCCTTACTTGGTTGAGTTGATGGGGTGAGCGAGGAGCCACTTGTCCCCGAGCAAGCGCAGGGACCGGACCCATGCGCGGATGTTGTGGCGTTGTGTGTGCACAGGTGCCCACTCATTGCAGAAGTGTTTACGGGCGCGGATGAGCATGTTGGTTTTCATAGGTTGTACCTACCTTTCGTTTTGAATTTAATGTGACCGGGGCGAGGCTGCACGAGGTTATGGAGCAGCTGCTTGACGGGGCGTAGCCCGTGATCGACAACGATGTCGATGTTGTGCTTGATGCCGAACAACGTGGTGAAGCTCTCAAGCATGGGGTTGAGTTCCTTACAGGCGAACCACAACGCGTCTTCGTAGGTGTGTGAGTGCTCGTCGAACACAGTAGCGATGTTGAACTCCACACGCGCACCGACGTGCCCGATACGCGAAGAGCTTCCGATCCTGTCAGGGTCGTCCAGCCACGGCTTGTTGGTGATCTCCACCGTGCCAGCAACCAGCAACACGTCATGCCAAGACCTCACAGACGCTTGCTTGTCCACGTGCGTGAGCACGAACCGCGCATGGTACGTAGGGCCATTACCCCAGACCACGCGCTCGTTCTCACGCACCTGCACGTCACACAGCTTAAAAGGAGAACTTGCTGAGGATGTCATCGACGGCTTTCTTGGTGTCTTCACGCAGGCCCTCGTCCTTGCGCAGGTCTTTGGGGTCCACGCCACACAGCGCCACTTCCAACGCCTTGCGTGCAGCTTCGAGGTCAAGGTCATTGACCACGTTCAAGGACTTGGTGATGTCACACAACTCCAGCGCACCATCGACAAGGCTGTCGTGGAACCTGCGAGCCTTGGCCTCGCCCTCGACGTAGTCGGTAGTCAGTCGGTCAGACATGCGCTTGAGATGGTCCCCGAGGCGTGAGCGCACATCTTGCATGGCAGCATCCACGCGCTCTTGTGCAATGCGTTCGAGCTTGGTCTTGATGTCGTCCATCGCAGCGTTGCCCACGTCCACACGGAAGTCACCAGCAGTGGGCACAGGTAGGTAGTTCACACGGAATGCGAACTTGGTCATGATGGCGTTCTGCGTGGGGTACTCGTCGCGCTTGAACATATCCCCCAACGCCATGGCCTGCGCTGTGATGAGCGTGGGGTAGATGTCAACGAACGCTTGCACCATCATGGCGAACTCCTCCTCGAAGGCATTCATCTTGGCAGCGAAGCGCTCGAAGTTGATGGTGGGCAGCAAGCGCAGGCCCGAGTCAGACCACGGCAGTGTGTTGTCGTACACGAACGAGCGGGCTCGGCCGATCATGGACTGGATGTCTTCGAGCTCCGAGCGCCCAGCAAGCAGGGACTTGTTGACGCGTGCTGCATCCTTGGCCGCTGCGTTCTTGGATGTGACGATCTCTTCGGTCGCGCTCTTGTCGAGCTTGCGGGCGGTCCACACCGATGCGTTGAACTCAGTGAGCATGGCGCAGGTGTCGATGTTGTAGCGTGTTGTGTTTGTCATGGTTGATTCTCCTTTGGTTGATGAAAACTTTACTTCTCTGCGGGGTTCTGGCGCTTGAGGCGCAAGAGGTTGAGTGCAATAGCAGCAGGTTGGCGCTCCGCGTATTGCTTGTGCTGTTTGAAAAACTCCCACAATACTTTCTTGTCGTGAATGTTGAGCGCATCCTTGAGTTGTGCTTCGCTGAATCTTTCGCACTCGTTAAGATTGAAGCAACGGAACCCATTGGAAATCCAGAAAGAAATCCGGCTCTCCTTATGGGTCCATCGGTGGTCTGTCAGCGTCCACGCATCGTGCTCCGCTGCTTCTGCCAACTCCTTGCCAAGCTCTGACATGCGCTTGCGGTGGTACTCCAAGATCAACTTAGCAAACATGGTTGCTCTCCTGTGTTGTGTAAAGCATCTCGCACAGCGTGACGGTGTTGAGCGCCATCTGTCGTTGTTCCTCGGCGCTGACTGCGTGGTAGTCGTGCATGATTGCAACAGCCTTGGGGAAGCCGTGCGGTGTTTTTCCAAAGACCGCGATGCCGTGTGTGGAGAAAGGCGGCGCAGCCTTTGCGAAGTACTCAAGAAACTCAATGCCCTTGCTCATGGCTTGATCCTCATCACCTTGCCTGCGCGTGGCACGAAGTCATCGTTCTCCACCACACCCCACAGCGTGGGCATGTCGGTCATGCGGTAGTCGGACTCGATGTACCCGTCAGTCAGCATGATGACAGCCTTGGCCTTGATCTTGTGCTCGTCGATGTAGTCAGCAACACACGACACAGTAGTGCCGCCACCACCCTTGGGAGCCAGCGCCTTGGCGATGTCGGGATATTGCTCGGGCTTGAACGTCTGGTCACCACACACTGACGTGTCCCACCACAGCATGCGCACGCTGTCAGGCCGGGTGTTCTGCACGATACGCGCCACCTCACCGAACACGATGGGGTACGCCCAGTGCATGGAGCCCGAGGTGTCACACGCGATGATGATCTCACCGATGGTCTCGTCGAAGTGCGATGGCATGATGAAGCCTGATGCGAGCAAGCGCTTGTTGGGAGGGCAGAAGCGGGAGTTCTCGTCGCCTACGCACACGCTGTTGATGAAGTCCTGCAACGCATCGCGCCAGTTGGTCACACGCTCCTGCGCTGTGCCGAGGATGTCACGGCCACCCGCTTCATCACCGCGCATCTTGCGCACAAGCAACTCACCTTGGCGGTTGGCGTCGTCGATCATCTTGCCCAGCTTCTCCTTGTCCTCAGCAGACATGGGCTCGCCCGTGCCCTCACCCTCGCCGTCCATCTGGTGATCGTCCATAGGCATGGGCATCTCCTTGGCATCCTTGAGCAGGTCTTGCAGCACTTGTGGGTACGACATGCCTTGGTACTTCTTGTCGATGCACATGTTCTGCACTGGCCGCTCAACGAACTTGAAGTCAGGGTCGAGCTCCTCGATCAGGCCGTTGACCACGAAGTCCATCGCCACGTTGTTGATCTGCGCACCGAAGCGCTTGACGTAGCCGATGTAGGTAGGCAGCACGCAGTGCTTGAGCGCCACGTGGAAGTTCTCGTGCAGCACAACGTAGCGCAGTTGCTTGCGGTTGAGGTTGCTGATGAACTCAGCGCCGTAGTACTTGTTCTTGCCGTCAGTGCATGCGGTAGGCATGCCGTCCTTGACCTCGGACTTGCCCATGCAGATGATGCCGGACAGCAGCGCGAACTTGTGATGACGCATGCAGTCGATGTTCGCTGCCTGAATCTTTTGGTTGGGTGTAAGTTTGTCGAAACTCATGGTTGATACTCCTGTTCAAGTTGTGATGGGTGGTACATGTCAGACATGTCAGGCTCTTGGTGAACCACGACGAAGTTGTCGATGCCGAAGTGCATAGCCCACAAGAGGGGCACGCTGTCTCGTGCGTTCAGCAACATCTCATGGGTGAAGTCAGGCTTGGCAAAAAGCTCACGGTGAATGAGCTCCAGCTTCTTGCCCTTGTTGCCGCGCACAACGTAGAGGGACACAGCGCTGCGTTCTTTGCTGTGCCCCTTCCACACCTTGGAGACCACGACGATCTGGTTGTCTGCGTTGCGGCAGAACAAGTCAGTGCGTGGTTCACGCTTGCGGTATTGCATTGCGGTCATCACTTGGTGCTGAAGAAAATCTTGTGGGCAGCCAGCATCTTGCCGAAGTTGGCGAGGGTGACGTAAATGGAAACCCTTTGGGATTGAGCCACGCTGTTGCAGAAGATAGACTGCATCTCTGCACGCATGCGCCACACGTACTCGACAACCTTCTCGGCATCCTCACGCGTATCGACACGCGAGACGAACTGAAACACCTGCACAAGCTGAGCGGTGGGGTTGTCGGACAGAGGTGCAGTCGCTGGGTCTTTGAGCACACGTTCGAGTGAGCAGATGTCACGGCCGAAGCGCACGAATGAAGACAGCGACTCGGCAGTCGTCGCACCCACAGTACCCACGAGCGCAGCCTCCAGCGTCTCGTCGTCGAGCACACCATCACCTGAGTCAAGCACGTCACCCGCTGCAACCAAGGAGCGCGGCGTAGCGTAGGCCAGAGACATGCTGCGAGGGTTGAAGATGTAGCCGTTGTCCTTGTCTTGCTGCTTGCCCTCATGCTTGCCACCCTTCTCGTAGTCGAGGAACGAGTCCATGACCTGAGCGTAGCTGTTGACGAATGCAATCACAGAGGCGTTGACACCCTTGTCGATGGCCCACTGCACCCACTCGCCAGCCGTGGGCTTGCGCATCTTGACGAACACGAGACGGTTACGCAGGTGCGCTTGGATGCTATCGCCCAGACCCTCGACTGCAAGGTTGGTAGCGCAGAACACAACGCTGCCCTCGGGCATATGATAGTTACCCACACGGCGCTCGTAGATGATCGGAGCAAGCACGTTCTTGATGAACTGCGGAGCCTTGGCGATCTCGTCGAGGAACACCATGATGGGCTTGGCACCGTTGACCCCGAGTTGGTTGACCTTGCTGACACCGAAGCGCTCGTTAGGCAGCTCGCGAGAGACGCCATTCTCACGGTCGAGGTCAGGCATCCACACCGAGCCATCGCTCAGCTGTGTGCAATCGACAGGGTCCACAGCGATGTGGTCTGCGAACTTGGGGTGCTTCTTGAGCGCATGGAACAGCGCGGTCTTGCCGATACCATTCTCGCCCTCGACGATGACGGTACGCTTGTCGCCCACTGCGGCGATGAGGTTGAGAACTTGTGTGAAAGAAAGCATGTTATTCATGATTGAAAACTCCTGTGATGAAAGAAAAGGTTTGCGGGAACACCGTGTTCCCGGCTTGTGGTTTGATAGTGTATCGTAAATGTCTAGTGTTTGACAACTCCTTCCTGTAAAAATTTATGCGAACGGCGTGGCCGTGGTGCGTGGGAACGCCATGATGTTCATGAACTGGGGCAGCGGCCACGCCGCAGACTTGCGCTTGAGCGCATAGGTCTCACGCACGATCACTCTCCACAACCCGTCAGCCAGAACCTTCTCCGTAACAGGTTTCTCAGAGTCGTAGTTGGCCTTGTAGTACAGCTTGGTCGCTTCGTAGTCGTAGACCTTCTCGGCCAGCTTCATGAAGGCGTTGATGAACTCTTGGCCCAGCTCCTTGCCCTCGGTCATGCGTCGAATCGCTTCGCGCTCGGAGAACAGCGTATTAACTCCACCTCTGAACGGTTCGATCAGGTCTTGATTGACGTACTCATCTCTGCGCCAGTCCCCCATGCGCAAGCAAGCCAGCGTGATGTAGGGCTCACACAGCGCCTTGATGTGGTTGCGTGTTTCCTTGTCGCTCTTGCCCACCTTGTGGACGTACATCGGCGTGTGTGCTGACTGCTCTACGACGAGGCGTTTGTGTGGGCTGTTGTCGAACCACAAGCTGGCGCTGAACCCGTGTCCGTCTTCGTAGATGCTGTCCTTGTACGACACAGGCACGGCCACCGTTTGATTGTCCGTGGTGTCCATGTGCATCAGTGTGCTGTGCCGTGTGACGTTGCGCATGAACTGCTTGGACGTGTTGCTGTTGTGCGCCGTGTACATCACGCGCCGCCCGTCTGGTGTTGGTGCATAGAACCGCGCCATGGCTGTGGTGTACAGCACGACGTCGTAATACTCACCGCCCCGTCCCTGCTCGATGCGATAGTGCCACGAGCGTGTGTCCTTGAGTGGGCGCTGGTTGTCGTTCCACTGACCCTTGCGTGTGACTGGCTTGGGCGTCTTGGTGAACCACTCGTGCGCTGACTCGAAGTCGTTGATGGTGGGAAGGTTTTGTGTGGATGAAAACATGGTTGAAACTCCTTTGGTTGGTGATGAAAATTACTCGGCGTCTTGCGCAGGAAAGTCTACGCGGATGCTGTTGACGGGATCGACGTACTCCCACAGGTCGTAGTTGACGTCGTGGCTTGTTTCGGTTTGTACGTCACCTGCATCCTCCCCCACGCGCACGAAGCGCCACTCGGCACCGAAAAGCTTCTCAGCGTCGCGCATCAATGCGTGGTGTGCTTGCACTTCTGGATACGAGTCGTACCACTTCCACCCCTCTTGGTAGAAGGTGATGATCGGATGGTTGCCATACTTGTACTGAACCTCGGTGAGCGCTGTGTTGGTGGGCTCTTCGTTCTTGGCGTGCATGAGCGTGATGAAGTTGTCGCGGTGCTCGATGGTGTCGAAGTGAATGACGTAAGCCACGTCTGATCTGTATCCCATGGTTGAAACTCCTTTGGTTGGTTAAAAACGGGAACACGTTGTTCCCAGAAAGAATGATGACCGTTCCTTATACAAGGACGCCATCCTCGTCGAAGCGCCAGCCGTTGCTGTACGCGCTCTCGATCAGCGACTCCTCACTGGTGAGGTGCTCGTGCTCAGACTCAAGGTCTGCGTAGATTTTGTCAGCGAACTCACGCGCTTCTTCGATGACCCACTCGCACAGATCGTCCAGCAGGGCGCTGCCGTCGATGCCTTGCCACAGTTGGTAGATGTTGGCGCGTTGCAGTGGGCCCTCCTCTTGCAAGCGTTCCTCATCGTTCTCGTCAAGGTTGTCCACGCCGCCGTAGTCCATCCCATCGAGGCGCATGGTCTGCGAGTGCACGTAATGAAACCCGTACCTACTGACGTTGACGCGTCGCTCTACCCAATCGTTGCCCTCGTTGATGATGGCTTGCAGTACGAAGTACCGGCTGTAGTCGGGGTGATCTTCCTTCAAATGGTGCTCAAGGAACTGCTTGATATTTACCTCACCCGTCCACGATGCGCCATCGCCTTGAGACCAGAAGCCTGAGAAGCGTATGTCCTCGATGTCGAAGCCCTTCTCCGCGCCGTCTTCCTTGGCGTTGGCGTACGTGCAGTCCCACCATTCGTAGTCCAGCGATTCGCTGAACCACTGAAGCGCTTTCTCCTTGGCCTTGGGGCTCAGGTCTTCGTAGATGAACTCGGTCTGTTCTGTTTCGGTTTCTGTGTCAGTCATGGTTGCTCTCCTTTGGTTGATCCATCTTCACAATGATTCCTGCAGCAGCGACAAGCGCCTGCGCCATGAGGTGCAGGTCTTGCATCTCTTTCTTCGCGCTCAACAACACGTTGACAGCAGCTTGCTTGGTCATGTCCTTCATGAGTAGCTCAAACGCCTCGGGCTTGCGCTTGAGTAGTTTCTGTATGACAGGCAGGGCCTGTCGTTCCTCCCATGTGAGGGCGATCTTTGGTTTTGTTTCTGTCGTCATGTCTCACTCCAAAAGTAAAAACACCACCATGAAGATGGCGAACAGCGCAAAGATGATGAGCTCAGCCTTGTCGCTGATGTGCTCTCTGTGCGTGGGGATGGGCTTGGCTGGCCCGGTGTATTTAGGCATTTGATTCGTCCTTTCTTTCTTTTACAAGCCACTCGATGATGTTCATACCCTCGGCAAGCGTTGCCACGGGTTGGTCGTGGATGCGGGCAGCCCCATCGTTACTTGTCACGAAGTACTCGACCCGCCTGCGCAGGCCCTCTTTTCCTTTGTCACGTTGCTCAACAAACCCAGCCGATGTGCTGCCGTTGGGGTACAGGT